GCCTGCAGCTCCTTGTAGATCTTCGGGTCGTATCTCACGTGGTGCCTCCTTAACTGGCATGCGGCGTCTTGAAGTCCTCCAGCGTCAGGCCGAGAACTTTGCAAAGGTTGACGAACTCGTCCGCCTTCAGTTTGCGATTCCCGTGCAGTGATCTGCCGAGCAGATCCGGATCCATGTTGGCCTGCCTGCTGACATACACCTGAGTCATGCCGCGCTCCTTGATCCTGTCGGCGATAACGCTCACGATTGTGTTCATGCTTGCTGTTCCTCCTTTCCTGTGTTCTGCTCGCGCCTCTTCATCCATGCCCTGATCGACGTGACTACATCGTAACTGAAGTAGCCGACGCAGATCGCCACGAAAGCGCAGTTGAACGCAACGTAGCTGAGCAGGATCTTCTGGATAATGTTCAAGCGTTTCACTCCCTTCAATGCTCTCTCGCGGACTTGTGACCGCCGTTGGTAGCATTACCGCCCGGAAGGGCGTCACTCTGCTTTAGTGGTTGAAGAATCTCAGCTCGCCGTTGTCCAGCTCGTAGCTCATGCGGCCGCAGTCGAATCTGATGTAGTTCCAGTCGGTCGCGTTGTAGAGCGGGAGCCGTTCATGCTCGCCGATCTTCCTGAGTACCGCGTGGCGGTTCCTCTCGTAGATCGGTACCGAGTGCAGGATCGTGATCCTGTCCGGGTCGAAGCCGTAGTCGTCCGCGATGTAGGCCTTGGCCTCTTCATCGGTCAGCGTTCTGGTGCTGCTCTCGTCTCGGAGATCTGTGTAGCAGTCCTGCCTGACGTTCTCCGGGATCTCGTAGGCTGTCCACTCTTGCTCCTTCTCCAGCTGCTTGGCCAGCTTCTCGACTTCGATCTTCAGGCTGTCGATCTCTGCTTTCTGCTTCTTGCTGAACAGTGCGGCGTCGATGTTTGCCTTGTGTGTGATCCCTTCGGCGAGGCCGTCGGTGTTGTTCTTGTATGCTTCGCAGAACTCGTCCTTGTCGCCGTCGAACTCGTAGTAGTACTCTTCAATAATTCTGTAGAGGTCTGTGGTCGGGTAGATTCCCGTCCTTGCCTCGAACTCGTTGATCATCATGGCGTTGCTCCTTTCGCTCACTCTACGTTTTGTAGGGTCGCTTATAATATACTCTGCAAAAAGTAGGGTGTCAAGAGATTTTGTCTATTTTTACCTACAAAATGTAGAAAATTATATTTACCACCACCGGATCCGGTTGTATAATTTAGGCGGGAGGTGGCTCAGATGGCTGATAATAACCGGAGAAACACGCGCGAAAATATCGCAAGCAAGCTAAAAGAAGCCCGAGCAGCTGCAGGTATGACAGCTCGCGAAGTCGGGGATAAGATAGGAAAAAGTGATAAGACGGTTCACGCTTGGGAGAACATGCACGGCCAGCCCGATGCTGACATGCTGGTGAAACTCTGCGAGATCTACGACGTCGGGATCCAGTTCTTCTTCGAGGAAGATCTGCCGGATCCTGATCAGGTTCATGCGGACGACGAGCGAAGGTTGCTTGCTTGCTTCCGGGAGTTGAACGAGGAAGGCCGAGAGAAGGCGCTGGCTTATCTTGAAGATCTGAAGTGCACTGGAAAATATTGAAGGGAGCAGAAACATGAAGAAGAGAACGAAGAAGTGGTGGGCCGCGGCGGTGGCGGCCATTTTAGTGTTGATCGCCGCAGTCGGCTGCGGCGGATCTGAAGAGCCGAACGATCAGGCAGCAGACCAGAGCCCCACGGCGACAGCGGAAGAACAGGAAGCAATAGGCAGTGACCAGACCGGGCCGTCTCTTGAATACGGCGAGCTGCTTGAGCTGAATGAAAATGAGGTCGACGGGAAGGCTGTCGTGGTCGTAAAGGCAAAGATTGAGCCGCAGGCAGATAATAAGATGACGGTCGACCAGAACTACTACAACGTGGCAGACCTCATCGAGACTCAGGGCTTTGATAAGTATGACGAGATCCAGTACTGGGCGGTTGCCGATATGGCCGACGGTTCAGAGTCGAAGGTGGTCGCGTTCACTCTCGACAAAGATCTGATCGGAAAGATCGCCGCCGGATCCTTTCCAGCGAACACTCTCGGCGACTATGTGACCGACCTGTGGATCTTGCCGAGCTTGGAGCAGTAACGTGGCTATCAAAAAAGACGAGAGCCGCCAGCTGATCCGGGCGGTTATATATGCCCGGTATTCGAGCAGCGGCCAGCGCGAAGAGAGTATCGAGGGACAGATCCGGGAGTGCCGTGCCTTTGCAAAAAGGAACGGCTTCACGATCGTGGGCGAGTACGCCGACCGGGCGCTCACCGGCAGGACTGATAAGCGTCCGGACTTCCAGCGCATGCTCAGAGACGCAGAGCGCGGAGCCTTCGAGGCGGTGCTCTGCTGGAAAATGGATCGCTTCGCCCGGAACCGGTACGACTCCGCGACGTATAAATACCGGCTGAAGAAGTGCGGCGTCCGGCTGTATTACGCAGCCGAGACGATCCCGGAGGGGCCGGAGGGGATCATTCTCGAGAGTGTCATGGAAGGATACGCGGAGTACTACTCCGAGAACTTGTCGCAGAACGTGAAGCGCGGGAACTATGAGAGCGCGAAGGAATTGAAGACGCTCGGCCTGACGCTGCTCGGGCTCAGGAAGGGAGCCGACGGTCGCTTCGAGATAGATCCGGAGACTGCGCCGGTCGTGCGCAGGATCTTCGAGGAATACGCTGCCGGGATCCCGGCGAAGGATATATACAAAAAACTGAACGACGAAGGGTATCGGACGACGCGGGGCGGCCGCTTCAATAAGAACTCGATCCGGAGGATTATCCAGAACGAGAGGTACGCTGGCGTGTACCTCTTCAAAGATATGAGAGTTGAGGGCGGGATCCCTGCGATCGTCGACCGGGATCTCTGGGAGAAGTGCCAGAAGGTCGCTGCGCAGCACCACGTGTCGCCTGCAGCAGAGCGCGGCGTGTCGTACCTGCTGACGACGAAGCTGTTCTGCGGGCACTGTGGCGAGGCCATGACCGGCGAGAGCGTGAGCTCGATCTACTACTATTACGTCTGTAACGGGCGCAGGGCGCACCGATGTAAAAAGAAGCGAGTCCAGAAGCAGTGGATCGAGGATCTGATCGTCCGGGAGCTGGCGGCCCTGATCCACTCCGACGAGTTCATTGAGGCCGTGGCCGACAGCTGCGTCGAGTACCAGCAGCGCACCCGGGACACGGCAGATCTGGACGCGCTCGAACGACGGCAGCGGGAGAACGAGCAGGCGATCCGGAACACTCTCGCAGCGATCGACGCCGGGATCATCACGGACAGCGTGAAGTCTCACCTCGTAGAGCTGGAGGCTGAGCGGGCGGATCTCGAACGTGGGATCGCGCAGCTGCTCATAGCTGAGCCGGACGTCGACCGGGAGCAGGTGATCTACTTCCTCGAGCGGTTCCGGGACGGGGATCTCGACGATCCCGGGTACCGGCAGTTCTTGGTCGACACGTTCCTGAACGCTGCGTACCTATACGACGACGACCGGATCCTGCTGGTGCTGAACTATACGCAGGAAGGCGAGCGGGTGACCTTGGAGCTGGCCGAAGCAGCTGCCGAGGACGACGGTGTGAAGATTTCGTGTTTCGCGCCGTCAGGCCCGCCAAATGGCGCGAATACGAAAAAAGCGCGGGAGCTGGTTCTCCACTTTGTAGAGAAGGCGGTCGCCGTGCTGATAGAATTGCGCTGAGAACGAAAAAAGACGCCCGGAGGGATAATTCCCCGCCGAGCGTCTTTTAGTTTGTCTGTGGCGATATTTCCCGCCCTGCTGCCGGGAGGGCGGCAGGGGAGATGGTTTACTTCTTGACCGACGCCATGGCTGCGATCGTCTTCGGGCCCACAAGGCCGTCCGCTTCCTTCGCGCCGAACATGTCGGTCTGGAACTTCTTGACCGCTGCAAGGGTCTTGTCGCCGTAGATCCCGTCGGCAGTTTCGCCCTGTGGGAGGGCTCCATACCAGACGAGGAACTCCTGCATCAGTGCGACTCTGTTCGAGATCTCGCCGTGTCTGATGATCACCGACGCAGCGTTCACGGATCCGATGTACCTGTGCACGCGCTTGAAGCTCGCGTACTTCTTGTCGGTCAGATCCCTGACGCGGATCGAGTTGTTCCACTTCTTGGAGTTTCTGACGTTGTCGTCGCCTCCGCCAGCCTCCACGAGTTTGCCGCGTCCGATGTAGAGCGCGACGTGCGTGTCGCTGCATAAGACGTCGCCCGCCTTCAGCTTGGACTTCGCAGGCTTGCCGAGGTTCTTGAAGAGCGTGGACTTGTCATAGCCGCGGCCCTTGTGGAAGTCCCACGAGGTGCCCTTGCTGCAGAGCTTCATGGCTGCCTGATCGCAGCCGCCGTGAGCCCATGCCGCACCGACGAACGGATTGCAGCAGTAGGTTCTCTCGTAGTCTACGATCCCGGCCTTCTTCTTGCTCTTCGGCTGAGTCCCGCAGAAGTAGCAGCCGTTGTGGTGGGCGTCCTTGCCGTGGCCATAGTGGAAGCGGTTGTCGCCAGCGATCCATACGGCCCAGCGGATCGCGTCCGCGATCACCTCGGCGTTCGTTTTCACGAGCTTCAGGGTCGGGAGCTTTCCGGTGTAGGCTTTCTTTTCCTGCTTAGGGCTCAGGATCTCGTTCACGCGCTTCTGGACGGCGTTGTAGTCATAGCCGCACTGAGTGAGCGCCAGCTTCCTGCTGTCGCCGCTGCCCCAGCCGCCTGCGATCACTTCGCGCGCCAGTTCGTCCACGGACTTCTTCGCCGGTGTCGTCAAGCCGTTCCCCGCATAGCGGATCAGCACTTTGAGTCTGCTCACATACCTGCCCGCGAACTTCCTGTCGGCTCTTATGTCGTCGGCCTTGTTTTTGCAGCGCGTACTGTCGGAGACTTTGCCGTCTCCCATGAGTAGGATGAGGTGCTGGAACTCGGTGCCGGTGAACAGGCCGCCGATGTCGCCCGGCTGCACCTTCTCCTTCGGGATCACCTTGCCGCCGTTCCGGATCACTTTGATCTCCTTGATCTTCAGAGCCTTCTGCGCGATCTTCAGCGCGTCCGCATCCGTCTTGGCCTTCAGGATCTTCTCCATAGTGCCATTGTCGAGCACGCCGCAGTTGCACGGGATCGGCAGCCCGCCGTGATGCCAGCAGGCGATCACCCAGCCGATGCACTGCCAGCCGAGGTTCTTGCCTCCGTGCGGGTGGCACTTTGCGCACTCGTGGCCGTATGGCTCCGTCCAGAAGATATACCGGTAGTCCTCCGCGGCGGTCTTGATAGCCCACGCACTGATGTTCTGAATGATCAGCTCGCGGCAGCAGAGCAGCCGGTTGACTTCCGTCTGGATCTCTTCCGGGTTGTAGCCCTTCTTCCGGAGGGCGTCGACTCTGGCCTGTCCGCTGCCCCAGTCCCCTGCGATCACCTCGCGGGCGATCGCCATTGTCTTCTTGTCTGTCGCCATGGCATACCTCCTTAGTTGTAGCAGTGGTTCATGTCCGTGTTGCCTTTGACGCCGTCGACCTTTCCGGTGCTCGTGTACTGCCATAAAAGGAAGGAGCCCTTGTACTGGCACTCCTTATAGTACTGAGCGCACCAGACCTTGTACGGCAGCTTGGCCATGTCGAGCTGGTTGTTCAGCCATGAGGTTGAGGCGTAGATCATAGCCTTCGCGCCGGTCTTCTCGATCTCGTCGCAGAAGCCCTTGATCGCTGCCGTCCTCTTGGCCTTTGACAGCACGGTGTCGTTGGCCCTGCCCGGGCGTCTCTTGCCCTTCTCGGTGTAGAAGACGTTCTCGCTGTCTACTCCGATAGGGTAGGCCAGCTCCACGCCCGCCTTCTTGATCAGCTCGAGAGTGTAGCGTGCTTCCTCCCGGCCTTCGGCCTCAGTGATCGCCTCGGTGAAGAAGTACACACCGAGGGCGAGCCCGGCCTTCTTCGCGCCGGTGATGTGGTTTATAAACATGTCGTCCTGATTCAGCTTCGCCGTCGAGCAGCCGCGGTATCCGCAGCGGACGATCACGCCCTTGACGCCTGCCTTCTTGACTTTGGCCCAGTCGATCGTCGACTGGAACTCGCTGACGTCGATCACGGTGTGCTTCCCGGAGGGCATGGCTGCTGCTGCGGGTTTGCTGGGCGTCTTGTTCGGAGGTTTCAGCGAATTGATGATCGCCTGCGCCTTCTTCTTACTGTTAGGCCCGAAGATCCCGTCAACCGTCAGGCTGTAGGTCGCCTGATAGTCCATGATCGCCGCCTCGGTCTTGCTTCCGACGTCGCCGTCGACCGAGAGCTTGGCATTGATGCACCAGTTCAGGAAGGTCTGCACGGCCTTCGCGTCGGCTCCCTTGGTGCCGTTCTTCACGGTTCCGGACGGGAGCTTCCCGGTGTATGGAGTTGTCGGCTTGTAGGTGGTGACCTGCTTGCCGAGCCTCTCGACGATCCAGACCTTGGCCACGCAGCCCTTCATGGATCTCTCGTAGCTGTACCAGCCGTCGTGATCTCTTCCGCCGGAGTCCTTGCAGTAGAACATGTGGAGCCCGTTCTTGATCTTGTAGCCGGTGAAGGCCACGTAGTGGCCGCCAGCCGTCCAGCGCGTCCCGTTTGGCGCCCTGTTCGAGTTGAACAGGATAATGCCGATGCGGTTGCCCTTGTTCAGTTCCTTGAAAGCCACACTCATTGGATCCGACCACACGCGCACGACTGTCTTGTGCCCGAGGTGCTTCAGCGTCTCGGTGATGCCGTTCCACGTTGTACCCTGATTTCTGACAGCGAAGCCCTGTTTGATCATCCACGGGCGCAGGCTTTCAGGTGTCCAGTTTTTGTATCTGTCCTGTTCCATGGCCACGTGCACGCATGCGCAGCACCCGCAGCCATTACCTCCGAAGGACGAGGACTTGACCGGGTATGGTTTACTTGACCACCTGCTGTTCAGCTGCTTCCAGATCTTCTTGTTCATCGTCTTCCTCCTCTTCATCTTCCGCTTCTGCTTCTGCTTCGTCCTCTTCGCCTTCGTCGAAGAAGTAGTCACCGACGTAGCCAGCCTTCTTCTCAGCTTTCAGCTGACGGGTGAGGCCGGTGCCGGCGCAGGCCTCGTCTGTGAAGTCGTTGTTGTACCAGAACGCGATGGCCGCAGCTGCGACCGTGAAAATGTAGGAGACGATCCTGTACACGGTGTTGGCCGTTTCGTTTCCGAAGTCCGGCTCTCCGACCTGAGAGATCGCCTGATTAATGATTGCGACCGCCAGCAGCGCCGTCCTGATCTTGGTTCCTCTGTTCATGTGTTCAGTCTCCTTTCATTCTTCCTTCCAGTCGAAGAGCGCGGCGATCCCTTGTTCTGTCAGGAACTCCTTCTGCTTGTGTTTGATTTCCGTCGCATAGTCCAGCGCCGCGTGCATGTCCCCGTTGCACTTGGCGTCAGGGATCCGCTCCACGGCGCGGGCGGTAGCCTCACCGAGCGCGATCGAGGCGTTCACGCTGTTGATCAGTGTGATCTGGAACTTCTCCAGCTTTGCCTCGCGATCGGCGGCGTCTTTGCGTCGTTTTTGTTCTTCCTTCTCGCGCTTGGCCTCAGCCTTCTGAATATTGTGCTCTATGAGCCAGAAGCAGAAGGCGGTCACCGCGGAAGGAATGACTGCTAAAAAAATCTGATTCAATGTCCTTCTCCTTGCACTAAAGTGCCGCTCCTTTGCGCTTAAAAATGACGTTTTCCGAGATCCATTTCTGGAGCCCGTAGGTGCTGCAGTGCTTCATGAGTCCGAAGTAGCTCTGCATAGTTGAGTCCACCGCCTCGAGATCAATGAAGCCCTGCTCGTACTCCTTGGCGATGTAGAACATGCGGGCCTTCATCTTCCTGACGGACTTGCGCGTCAGCTTCCGGTAGCCCGGATAGATGCGGCAGCCGACGAAGGTGATCCCGCGTTTGACGAGTCCGATCGTGGTCTTGCTGTTGAGCTCCAGATGTAGCCGGTCGTTCAGGAAGATCTCGATCAGTTCCCGGCACTCGTTCAGCCGCTTCACGTCCGAACTCAGCAGCACCATATCGTCCATGTATCGGACGTAGAAGTGCTCACGGAGCTCGTGCTTCACATACTGGTCGAGCTCATTCAGGCATACATTCGCAAGCATCTGGCTTGTTAGGTTCCCGATTGGCATGCCGACCTCGAAAAGCCGCTCCCACGGTGGCACCTCGTCGGCGTTCTTGCCCGGAGGCAGGCCGAAGGGCGTGTGGTCGCAGTTCACGATCTCTTCCATAAGCCAGTGGAAGCCGACCTCGTCCGGGTATTTTCTGCGCATGATGCCGAGAAGGATCTCGTGATCCACGCGGTAAAAATACTTCGAGACATCCAGCTTCAGGTAGTACCACGGCTCGGGCTTGCGATCGACGAGGGTGCACCAGTCCTGCAGCTTATCAGCTGCTCGCGTGGTTCCTTTACCGACTCGGCAGCCGTAGCTATGGAAGATCATGCCGTTGTCGAGTTCGCCATTGATCTGCAAATAAATCGCCCACTGGACGACGCGATCCCTGAAGCCCAGAGCCATGACGAGCCGCTTCTTTGGCTCGTAGACGTAGAACTCCCGGTACCTGCCGACCTCGTAGGCGTGCCAGAGCAGATCGTTTTGTATGCTGATCAGTTCTTCCTCGAGGTTTGCGCTGAAGGCGACGACGTCGTCGCGGTACCACTTCTCCTTGCAGGCGTTGTGATATGCTTCCAGCAGGTTCTCCCACGAGGCGATGCGCTCCAGAAGGGAAGGCTTTACAGTTTCGAGCATTTGCCCGTCCTCCTTTTGCGATTAGTTGGTGGCTCTCGCGTGTGACAATCCGTTGAAGCTGCAGAAGTTCTCCGGCCGCCACCGATCCGGGATCCCGCTGCAGTTCTACTTGGCCAGTCTGCGCGGTTTGTGCGCCGTCCCGGTTGTCCGGCAGGCGACGCACGGTTATCTTTAGCTTTGCAGCTGGGAAGTACACCCCTTTGACTCTGATGTTCCTGCGAGGCCTTGGCCTTCAGGTCTAACGATTAGAGCCGGAGCGGAGCGGAAGCCGATGTTCGTGTTCGTGTTCGAGCGATCGTTGTTGCCGTTCAGATAGAACAGACCAGCGTTCGTGCCGTTGTTCCAGTTGCCCCCGCGATACACGCAGCGCCTCCTTATACGGCATACTCCCCACGTCGCTTACTCGTCGGATCTGATCCACCCGCCGAGCATGCGCCCGATTTCATTAAGCTCTTTGCTCCATACTTCGTGCAGCCCCGGCGAGATCAGGCGATCCTCCGGGCTGACAGCTGTGTCAACAAAATTTCGCAGCACGTCCAGTTCGGTGTCCATTTCGGCCTGAAGCTGGCGCCGCTTCTGTCCGCGCGACCGGTTTGCCTGAATACATAGTCGCAGCATATTGCTGTAGGCCTGTGTCATTTGTTCCCGGTAGACGAACTTCTCCGGCTTGCGTATGTTCTGAGTACGCTCGCCGACGCGGATCATGGAACGGACGATGCGCTGCCGCAGTTGTAACGTATCCATCTTATGCTCCTTCTTTGCGGGGTGAGGGGCGGCTTTTGAGGGCCGCCCCGGTCAGATTTTCAGATTGCCAGATTACCCGATTTCTGGAATATAAGCGGAGCGGAAGCCGATGTTCGTGTACGCGTTCGAGCGACCGTGGGGGCCGCTCAGAAAGAACAGACCAGCGTTCGCGCCGTTGCCCCAGTTGCCCCCGCGATACACGCAGCGCTCGCTGACGTTGTGGTTCCAGTACATGTAGTCGCCTTCGTAGTCGGCGGCGGCAGCACCTTCGTCAGGGAGCAGCGCGAGCGCTCTCAGGAGCAGCTTTGCGGCGTCGCCGATTGAGCTATCGGCGGTTACGTCGCCGAAGAGGCAGCCCTTGTAGTCGCTCTGAGGGCTGGCGATGCTTGTGCTGTACTTCCATTTGTTGCTCTCAAAGTCGAGCTTGACGGTCTGGCCAGAGACTTCCTGCTGTGTATCTGACACGCTCGATTCCGGTGTTACAAGGGTGCCGTCAGAAGCCTTGATTGCCTTCCATGCTTCGCTGGTTGTGTTCTGAGGGTTGTCCGGATCCGCTGCGTCATTGTTTGTGAGGATCTGCAGCTCACCCCACACAAGGCGTATGCCGCCGATCCACTCGTTGACGTTGCCGTTCAGATCTGCGATGCCTCCGAGTGTCTTGTCGTGGTACCACTCGACAGGGCCGGTGCCGGTGGCGACTCTCTGGATCCTGCCGCTGCCGTCGCGAGCCATTGACGGGATCGCTCTGTAGCCGTTCTCGCGGCTGTCCTTGCCGTAGTTGTTATTGCCGTATGGCATGAAGCCGTTCTTCTTGCACCAGAGAGCGATCGCAGCCCACTCGGCTGCCGTCATAAGGTGCCAGCCGTTGCCCTTAGCTTCGCAGCGAGCGCGGGAGTTGTCGAAGTTGATCGAGTTTGCCGGATCCTGCGCTGGCAGGGAGTAGGCTACTCCGCTGTTGACGCAGTTCTGGTACTTAGAGCACCAGAAGCCGTCGATCTCCTGCCCGTTCACTATAAAGGCGGGGTGAGTCGTGTCGCTCGTTGTGTTCAGGACGTCCTTCAGCTTGAACTTCGGTATGTAGACCATAACCGAAGGCAGCTCCGTCTCGTCGAGGATCACCTTGTTGCTCGGTGCGATCATCTGCACCGCGAGGTTCGTCAAATCATAGTTTGCCATTTTTCTGCTCCTTTCCTATGCAATACTCCAGAGAGTGAGTACGACGTCGCCCATGTTGAGCGGGATCTGTGCCGGAGGATCCTCGTCGCCCTCTTCACGCGGTTCATACTCAGCCTGCGGGATTAAGATCTGCGCCACGTAACGCATGCCGGAGTCTGCTCCGATCGTGAGGTTGCCGTACCTGTCGGAGCAGATATCGACCTCGACCGGCCAGTCCTTCTGATACTTGCCGCAGTTGATCATGATTTCGTCGTCACCGAAAAAGAGCTTGGTGCCGCTCTGTTCGAAGTCGATCTTCGGGCCCTCGTTCTTCTCAACGACCTGCACGTTTGGTTGTTTTGCCATTTTTACAGTCCTCCTTTAATTCTGAGCACGACGGTGACGCTGGACGCGCTGCCGTCAAATTCTACCTTGAAGCCATTCAGCAGCTTGTCGGTGATCTTGATGTCTCCGACCTCGCCGCCGGAATGTGCCGTGATCTCGACGTCCACAACGTAGGTCTTGTTGGCTCTCACCTTGGTGAGGTTGACGGTCTTCTTCGAGTTGTTGAACGGGTACGCCTGAGTGTTGGTCAGGACGACCGTGTGCTCTTCGACCGCTGCCTCATTGTCAAGACGATGCTCCAGTTCTCTGTTCGCGATCATCATCTGAGCGAACGCGACCGAGACGTCTTGGATCCCGTTCTCCATGTTGTTGAAGTTCCCAGCGCTCTGCGGTGTGCCCGGCTGTATGACTTCTTGTGTGTCCGGATCGACCACTTTGTCGAGCCAGTGGGTCTGGTTATACATGCGACTTGTTCCTCCTTTCCTTTAGGCTGTGACTTCGTAGATCGGGACGGTGATTTTGATCATGACGCCCTGACCGGCGACCTTCTGGATCGCCCTCGTCTGATAGGCTGCGACTTCGCCGCGAGCGTCAATCAGGCGGGACGCGCTGATGGTCACCGCCGAGTTGTCTATACTCGGGAAGGTTGCCATGATCACGAGTGTGTCGCCCTCGATCTCCTTCTTGTTAATATCCCCCGAGATCCACGAAGAGCCGACCTGCACTTCGACGCGCACGATCGAGCGCTTCCACTGCTCTCGGCGATATTTCAGGAAGTTGTTCTGGAAATATGCCATGTATTGAGCCTCCTTTCGTTTACTCGCCGCAGCACCGCGTTCCGCAGCGCACGTAGTCGTAGGCCGCGAACGAGATCACCGGGGCTGTAGCTGCCTGAGTGTTGACCAGCGCTCCGACGGTGCCCGGCTGCGGGTAGGTTCCGCAGTCAAGATCTCCGGTCTGCTGCAGGGCGTAGTTAATGGCGGCCGCTTCCGGCTCAGCCTCCACGCTCTGGTTCAGTGCAGCACCGACCACCGCAGCGATCGGGTAGGTGCCCGCCTCCCGGAGGAAGTCGTACTTGTAGTCAGCGTATGTATTGCCGACGCCGACCCCCGGATCAGGGCCCTGTTCCCAGAAGTAAAAGACGCCCGCGATATGCGAGCGTGAGTTTTTGGCCGATCGAACGGCCGCAACGAATTTCGCAAAGTCTTCCTGCGTGATCGCCGTGTTCGTGGTCATGGCGATGAACTCGAACGGTCTGCCGCCGATCTCGTACCACTCGACCACATAGCCTTCGCCGAAGTATGCAGTGATCAGCTGCTCGACGGCCCACTTGGTACCGCGCTTGCGTTTGATCAGCTGCGCCGCTTCAATGGTGGCGCGTTTCTCTTCGAGGCCGAGGGTGTCGTCGTACCAGTCCACGTCCAGCTCCCACGCGAGAGCGTCACACTCTGCGTCATTTAGCTCGTCGATCATGTCCCACGTGCGGATCGTCGGGATCCGCGCGCTGGATTCTCCCAGCACCTTATCCATGGCCGCACTGAGGCCTTTTATAGCCTCGTCGTCTCTCATGAACGCCGGGAGCAGCCGGAGGAACTCCAGCTCGGACAGTTTCATACCTGCCATGCTGTCACCTCCTTATCCTCTCGCGATGTGCGTCACGGCCTTATTGCCTGAGAACTTGGCGACCGTGGTGTCGTCCAGTTCCGTGTAGACAGGCTTCACGATCTCAACACGAGACGCGCCTGCGTTCAGGATCCTCTTCACCAGTTCGTCCGGGTTTATATCCTGATCGAGCGTGGAGCCCTGCCAGTAGACGTAGTTGTCGATCGCTCCGCCGGATCCTTCGACCGCTGAAACGACCGCCGACTCGGTGGCCGAGTTCACGTAGTAGGCGAGCTCGATATCATAAGTCTCGATCTGCGGCGCCTCGACCGTCACAATGTCGGTAAGCGGCTTTACGTCGTCAGAGCTGCAGGCGGCCAGCACGTCGGCCAGCACGTCGGCGCTCGGGATCTCACCACCTGCGCAGATCGGCACGATCTTGACGCGGCCGCGCATGTCGCGGTCGATCTCGATCCTGACCGTGGTCTCGCTTGCCAGCGCGCCGTGCAGCTGGATCGTGAGCAGGTCGTTCGCGTAGCTTTTCGAGTAGTCGGATCCCTCTGCAGCGATCAGGCTGCCCTTGAATACTTTCAGAGTCTCCGGCAGCAGCGTGTCGCCGCCTCGGAAGATATAGCCACCGTGTACGGCCAGATCTTCCGTGAGGGTTTCCTTTTCGCTCACGACGATCACGTCGGAGACGAGAGGGTTCGCACTGAGCGCCCAGTACTTATAGGCCTTAGCAGGGCCCGCTGTGCTGAGTTTGTTTTCCGCTTCCCGGATCCTCTCGCGGTAGCTGTCGTCGTCTTCTATGTCGCCGCCTCCGTCAGTTTCGGTGAGATTTGCCACTGCGTCGATCAGCGGCACGAGGGACACATCGATGATCCTGCAGATCTCGTTCGGCGCGATGCCGTTGTATTCCTCGCCGCCCTCGGTGGCTGTTGCAGGGACGTCCACATATAGTGAGCCTGCCGGGAGCACTGCCGTCGCGTCTGTGGCGAAGTAGCGTTCGAAGTCGTTGCTCACCCGGACGCCGGCAGGGATCACGAGATTAGACGCGAGTGCGTTCTCGATAGAGAAGCGTAGCGTCGTTGTTGCCATAGTCGGATCCAGTCGTTCGACGTCGCGGGTCTCTCCGATCGCGTCGAGCACGTCGTCCCGGGCATACATGAGCATCTTCTGTCTGCATGCGTCGTTGACTGAGCTGTACCATGCGGTGAGCACCTGAACGAGAGCCTCGCCGAAGATCCTGCGCTCATCGCCCGGATAGAGCGGCTCCGCGACTTCGTTCTCCAGTTCGTCGAGGACGGTGTCCCAGATCTCCTGCGCACTGGTTTCTAAAAAGTTCAGTTCGTCTCTATCCATTAGCTCGCGTCCTCCTTCCGTTTGATGTTGGCCAGCAGGGCGAAGTCGCCGCTCGGGCTGTCCACGTCTGCCAGATTGAGTTCAGCTTCCACCCGGGGCTCATAGATCTCGAGCACCCACTCGGCGTCCGCGACCGCGTCAATGTTTGTGACCGGCTTGTCCACAAGAGCGCCGTCCCGTCCTCTGGTTCTGTCATACGCGACTTCACCGCGCACGATTCTCAGAAGATTGGAAGCGCAGACCTCGGGGAGTCCGTTTCCGCTTGCTTTCATGGTTTGCCTCCCTCTGCATCATTACTTCTTTTTCTTTTTCTTCTTCTTTTTGGTTTTCTTCTTCTTGCTTGCCACGAGCGACAGATCCTTGACCCTGACCTTGTACTTCAGGCCCTTCAGCGTGGCGATTCCTTTGGAGATCTTCGTGACTTTGTAGGTCTTCTTCTTGACCTTCTTCGGGATCTTCTTGCCGTTGCTGTACTTTTTGCCCTTGATCTTGACCTTTGAGCCCTTCTTGATCGTGGTCTTGCTGGAGCTGCTCGCCTTGACCTTCTTGTTGCGTTTCCCCATCCGGCTTGCGTTTCCGTTGCCGACCTTCAGGGCAGAGACGCCGAGATAACTGGTCGACTTCTCGTTGTACTCCTTAAACAAAAAGGTCAGAGTGGCCTCCCGGAAGCGGCCCTTGTCGTCCATTTTCACGCCCGAGACTTTGACCTCGCGCAGCTGCAGCAGCGGCCCGAACTTCGTCCCGTTGATGTAGAGATATTCAGTCGCCGTGACGAGGTTCTTCCAGTCTTTGATCTCCGTGCGGATATTGACGCCCGCGTTAGCATTGAGCACGGTCTTGAAACTGATTTCGATCAGATCCATGCCTCGGTTGTTGCTCAGCGAGTTGTCCTCGGTGCCGCTGTTGTCGTCGGCTATTTGAACATAGCCGACGCTCAGATCTTGCAGGGCCTTGACAGCGCTCGCGCTTACCACGAACGATTTCGGGCCCCACTTCGCCATTTCTGCCATGCTGTCACCTCCTTAAACCGGGTTGCCGGTATTGCTGCCGCCGGACTCGACGCCGCTGTGCTTGTGCTTTGCCAGCCGGACGCCGCTGTCCGTGATCTTGTCAGACCTCAGCGCTGGCAGGTACTCGCCCCAGTCGCCGTCCATGCGGCCGAGCAGGATCCCGGTGCCGTCGTCGAACTCTGCGTAAACCACTTCGTCGCCGACCTCCAGCTCGCCAGTGTCTCCACGAAGGTGCCACGGGATCACGAGTTTCGCGGTCGCCTTATCCTCTTTGTCGAGAGGGACGACGCGAGCCTTCTTGCCGCTGATCGTGGCGATCTCGCCTTTGTGTATCTGTCCCATTTACTCGTCCTCCGTTTCCAGTAGCTTGCGGAAGTATATCGTCGAAGCGTTCCGCACGTAGTCGTGGCGCACCTTGTAGACGAACACAGTGCCGTTGCACATGCTCGCCTTTGGTGTGCTCAGCTCAAAGATGCTGGCGGCTGCGAGCTCTGTCTGCAGGGCTTTTGTGAAGCGCCCGGTGTAGGCATACTTGTTCGCGTTCCTGAGCAGCCCGCGAGCGAAGCGCTCGGCCTCGCCGTCGCTGGTTGCTCGGATCCCGGCGGGGCGCAGCACGTTGTCGAAGTCGTCTTCTGCATCAGCTGATCCGGAGTAGCTTCCGGATGCCACCTCGCAGGATCCGTAACACTTCGAGCGGTTGTTGTAATACGCAAAGACGCCGTTCTCGCCGACCTCCAGTTCGCCGGTCGGTGGAACCGCCTCCAGCGCTGCTTCGTCGTATAGGATCAGCGAGCCGTCGTACACGATCAGCTGGCAGCCTTCCAGCATGGCCAGCCGCGACAGGAAGGCGAGGTCGCCCTCGTTGTCCTGCGCGATGTACGGATAGACCTGATCGGTCACGCCGTAAGCACTGAAGCCGAGGCCGTGAGCCTCAGCGATCTGCTCGCCGAGTTGAAGCAGACGCACGCCTTCCCAGCTATTGCTGTTTTTCGTTTTGGCGCTGAGAGGTATCGACAGCGCCCTGACTGTGAAGAAGCCGTTTTCCGGAGTCATTCGGTGCACGTACATGATCCCAGTGTCCGCATATCCTTCCTTCAGTTGGATCTCGTCACCTTCGGCCGGTTCCCACTCACTCCAGACTCCGTTCGGATCATTGAAGCGCAGCACGAGGCTGTCAGCCTGCTTTTCTGCGAACATTTCATGCACCGCATAGTTCAGACTTATGTCCCCGTATATGTCCACGCCGTTGTAGTAGATATTCATGACCCGTCGTCCTCTTCATCTTCGCCCGCGCTCAGCGAGTCCTCGTCCCGGCGCCATGGTGGGAGGGTGTCCGGCGTCTCTGCGTCCTCGATGATCGGGAGATAGAGCTCCACGTTCGCCTCGAAGATCAGCACGTCCGCATAGTCCGGGTTGTACTCGATGATGTAGTGCGCGAGCCGCTCGTCGCCGTACATATCCAGCGCGAGCTCGTCGAAGGTGTCGCCCTCCTGCGTCGTGTAGGTTATATATGCCGATACTCTACGCATACTGCGCCACCTCCCTCATACTTATAAATTCCTCCAGCCAGTCGAAGAACTCGGCCTCGTGAGCCTTCAGCTCTGACATGATACCGGAGCTGCTGCCGCTATCGGCTTTAACTGTCGGCGACCATGTGAAGCCGCTGAAGTCGTAGTTGATGTAGATGCCTCCGCCGCTGGCCAGACCACCGAGACTGAAGTTGTCCATGGTGAGAAGCTGACCGGCTTTGGCGACCAGTCCAGCCTCCGGCCGTCCGTATGATGCGACCGCTGAGATCGCGCTGTTCAGGATCCTGTCGAGCTCGTCCCAGAGTTTCGACAGTGGCAGCACCGCTTCAGCTCCGGCCTCGCCGCCCACGAGCAGTCTGTTGCCAGCTGCACCGAACGCGGTCGGCTGTGTCAGGATGCCGCCCTCCTTGTAGTAGCTGACGCTGAAGTGTGGGACGCTTGGCGGGTTCAGGCTGAACTTGCCGCTGACTGACACGTGCGGCAGCTTCAGGTGTGGCAGTGACCAGCTGAAGTGCAGGGCGCTCTTGATCGCTGAGATCGCAGAGCTGACGGCGCTCTTCGCTGCGTTGATCTTGCTGCTGATACTGCTGTATATGCTGCCGAAGATGCTCTGCACCTTTGCGAGAGCTCCGGACAGCACGCTGCTGATCGTGGATCTGATCGAGTTGAACACGGACGTCACGGCCGCCTTCGCGTTTGCGAGCTTGGTCTTGATCGTGCTGGTGATGCTGTTCCAGATCGAGGCCGTCACGGCCTTGACTGCGTTCCACGCTGCGCTGATCAGCGACTTAATGACGCCGAGCACCGAGCGCAGCACGCCGGTGATGATCTGCCATACACCCTTGAAGATCGTCTTGATCCCGTTCCACATGGTCGACCAGTCCCCGGTAAAGATCCCGGAGAACACGTCGAACAGTCCGGTCAGTATAGTGAGCGCTCCCTGAAGGATCGAGGCGATCGCAGAGAAGGCGTTCCCGAAGAGCGGTGCGAGGATCGCGCAGAGCTTCTCCCAGACCGCTTTTATCACGTCGGTGATGCTTGTAAACTCGAAGCCCATGTCGTTGAGCCGCTGCACAATGCCAGCCTCGAAGTCTGCGAAGGCTTCCTTGAGTCCGTTCCAGATCGCGAGGATCCTGTTCCGGAACTCTTCATTCGTCCGCCATAAGTGCATAAAGGCGAGCGCGAGGGCCGCCACAATCGCGATTATAGCCAGCACCGGAGCACCGACGCCGCCGAGGGCGGTGGCGATCCCGGTGAAGCCTTTCTTGACGTAGCCCAGCCCGGCGACGACCTTTTCCCATTTGGCGGCGATTATTACCGCCGAAAGAGCGCTGATCACTACGCCCAGCTCCGGCAGGTGATTAAGCAGCCACGTGGCCGCCGGTATCACGTCGTCGGTGATCGTCTGCACGATCTTCCTCATGGCCGGCTCTGCCTTGTCGTAGATCTTCAGCTGCAGCTCTTCCCATGCGCTGTTCATGTTCTTCAGATCGCCTGCGAGGTTGTCGTTCATGACCTCGGCCATCTCTTCTGCGGCTCCGGTCGATCCTCGCAGCGCGTCCTCATAGCCAGCGATGTTGTCCATGCCCTCGTTCAGCAGAAGGTTCAGGCCCTTGGTCGAGTCTGCTGTGAACGTGGAGCTCAGGGCTGCCGCTCGCTCGGCGGAGCCCATGCCGTCGGTCGCCGCTTCGACGTCCTGCAGGATCGCGGTCAGGTCTCTGTAGTTGCCCTGTGCGTCCTGCACTGCGATCGAGGTGTCGCCGATCTGGATCGCGCCGTCCTTCATGCCCTTGGTGATGTCTCGCATGATCGCCGACATGGCGGTTCCTGCTTTCTCACCTTTGAGGCCTTGGTTGGCCATGGCCTCGAGCATTGATGTCACGGTCTCGATGTCCTGCCCGGCCGCGTTCAGGTTGGCGGCGCAGTTCTTGTATGCACCACCGAGCTGCTCCGCGCTGGTGTTGCTGTTCGCCTGCGCGTATGCCAGCATGTCGGCCATGTAGGTTGCTTCCCCGGCCTCCATGCTGAAGGCGGACAGGTAGTCAGTGACCATGTCGGACGCGGCGCCCAGTTCCATACCAGATGCCGCCGCGAGGTTCAGAACGCCGGGCAGCGCTGCCGTGGACTGGTTGGCGTCCCAGCCCGCGAGTGACATGTACTTCAGAGCCTCCGCTGCCTGCGTGGCGCTGAACACGGTGGTCGCGCCGTATTGCCGGGCAGTGGCCTCGAGCTGCTCGAGCTGTTCGCCGCTTGCCCCTGACAGGGCGCCGACCTCACTCATGGCCGCACCGAAGTCCTGCCCCAGCTGCAGCACGTTCCCGGCGAGATTTTTCACGCCTTGGATCGCGCTCCGGATCGCGTCGGCCGCGAGGTTGGCGAGGGCTCCCTTGAATACTGTGAAGCCGTCCTCGGCCTTTCGGGCCGCCTGATCCGCGTCCTCGAGCGAGTGATCGAGCTTGTCCGCTGCCTGTTCGGCTGCGGCCATCTTGACCTTGTTTTCCTGCAGTTCTGTCGACAGTTTCTCGATCTGTCGGGCGAGCTGCTGCGACTCTTCGGTCGTGTCTTCCTCTGACAGCTGCAGCTCGACGTATCGCCTCTTCAGCTGTTGCAGGGTGCTGTCCTGCTGCTTGATCGTGCCCTCCAGCTGTTCGGTGGCGTTGCCCGTCTTATCGAAGCCGGCCGCCAGTTTTTCGACCGCGGAGTAGGCGTTCTGCAGCTCGCTCTTGTTCTCGTCGATCTCGCTGCTCAGCTGGTCGATCTGCTGCGCAAGCTGCTGGGCCTCTTCAGATCCTTCCTCGCCTCCGAGGGCGTAGTCTGCATAGGCCTTAACTGCCTGCTGCAGTTCCGCTTCCTGTGTTCTGATTTTTGCGGCGAGCTTCTCGCCAGCGCTGGCCGCCTGCATGGTCTCAGCTGACATTTTGTTCAGGCCGCTGACGGCGCTGTTCATGGCTTTCTGTAGCGAAGGACTTAACACGCCGGATATCTCGATAGAGGTCTCCAGTGTCCTGCTCATGCGCTCACCTCCTTGTTGTTATCTGTGTTTCCTTGCGCCTCTGCGTGCCGCGTGCTGTTGCTTGATCCGCTTCTGTTCTTCTGCCAGATCCTCGGCCGCTTCGGCGTACTCCATTATGAAGTCTGTGATTCTTTTCCTTTCGAGGTCGGTTTGGCTGGTGTGGTAGACTCTTGCGTAGTCTCTGAGAGCTCGTCGGAGTCGCTTTCCGGTGAATCCTCTTCCGACGACAGCATAAAATTTCTGCCGATCTTCATCACCTCCATGGTGTCCTTGCCCTTCATGCGTTCGAGGTCTGCGAAGTCGATCTCTCTGTTCACTGCGATGATCGCAGCGAAGCCGAGATACAAGTGCAGGCCCGGATCAAACTCTGCGGCAGGGGAGAGGCTCATGGTCTTCATGCCGGTGGCCGCCTTTTTCTTGGCGTCCGCCTCAGCAAAAAGCAGCGCGTCGATCTCGTTGATGTCATAGGTTAATTCGTCGACTTTCTTCCCGTTGATCATGATCGGGTTCTTCAGTGTCAATGTTTTCATGTCGGTGCTCCTTTCGTGTCATACAAACAAAAGCCACCGCCCAGCATGTGAGCGGTGGCCCTGCGTGGTGGGTTCCTATTACAGCAGACTGGAAATGTCGGTGTAGTAGTCGGTACCGCCCACTCTCAGCACTCCGGCCAGACGATCGACGCAGAGGTATTCCTCCCCGTTGCAGTAGATCTGCTGGCGTGTGACTGTGTAGGTGGTCTCGGCTTCCGTTGCGTTTCCGAGCTCGACCTCGAGCTCTGGAGTGCTCAGCGGGATCGCTCTCACGAACGCCTTGCAGCCCTCCGGTTTGACAGTGCCGTCGCTCTTAACGACGTCCTGTACCCAGCGGAACTCCAGATCCAGCGGTTTCAGCTTGTTCAGCTGGCTGAGGCCTTTGTCGATGCCGATCTTAGTGATCGAGAGCTCCATGTTCTCGAGCAGGCCGACGAGCGGCACGGTCATGTTTCCCATGGCCTGCACGTCTGTGGTCAGGAACTCGAGGGACGGAAGCGTGAAGGAGACGTCCTTCGCGACGAGCTGCCCGCTCTCGTAAACGGTGTCGGCGATTACCGGGCCTTTAATATCATTCCACATGTTTGCACCTCCTTAATTACGAGAAGAAGGCGGAGAAGCCTTCGTCTGTATATGTTACGCGAGCAGTGCCGGACTTGAACGGCGGCGTGTTGGTGACGTTGAAGTGCCATACGAAGTCGCCATTGACCATGTCGCTGATCGGGTTCTCTGATTCAACGAAGAGCACTTCCGGCTCGCCGATCAGAGCGCCGATAGCTTTGAGCCTGTCGAGCTTGGCCAGCTCTGCGTTCAGGATGCTGTCGCGATCCTGTGGTGTCATTGGCTTGTCGATCTCGGTGCCGTGATCAAGCTGGAAGCTGTTCGTGATATACATGAGAGTTCTCAGGGTAGCGTCGAAGATCGCGCGTGCGTCCATATTGCCGTTGTATGTGTACGCCGCAGTGTGAGGGCCCCAGAGCACCCAGCGGCCGCCCCAGAAGGCTGCAGTTGTGATGCCCTTCTCGTTGAGGCTGTTCGCAGTTTCCTGATCAAAGCCCTTGTTGGTGCTCGACTCTCCGAAGTACTGAGCTGTGGCCATGATCGGCTTATTTGATGGAGATTCAAACGGCACGCCCTCATGTCCCTGATCTACCGCGAGCATAGTTGCTGCGCAGACCGTGGACAGGTGGAACGCGCGGCCCTGTGAGTCCTTGATCTGTGGCCAGAACACCTTGGAGTTCTCCGCGTCGTAGCCGTTGTTCGCCTTCCATGTGATTGCCTCTGCGATCGTTCCGGCGCTCAGCGGGATGTCCGCCAGCGCGAAGCCGTCCCAGTGTCCATTCAGCTTTGTGACAGTGCTCACCATAGCGGTGTAGACTGCAGCCTGTTCGCTCCAGCTTGGAGCTGCCAGTACATTCAGCACTGCGTTGTGCAGCTGATAGAGCAGCTCGAAGGCAAAGAGGCCGGTGTAGGCGCCTGCAGCTGTTTTGGATCCGACGATCGCAGCAGCGTCGACAGCGCTCGGGTTGACCTCATTGAAGGTTGCAGTGAGTGTCTGGGAAGCTGCGCCGGTCAGCGCCTTAACCACGACAGTCTTCCTGCTGTAGTTGTAGTCGAGGGTGTAGTCGGTGCCCTCGACCTTGTCCGCGATTGCGAATGTGTCGAGAATGATCGTGTCGCTCTCGAACTCGCAGCGATAGTTTGCAAATACCAGCTCCTTAGAAGTGGCAGCGCCGCTCTTCTTGTGAGCAGTAGGATCCAGCACGTTGACGACGTAGATCGGCCCGACGTTCTGGACTGTGTTGTCGAAGTGTTCAGCGAAAGCCTCGCAGAGTGTGAACTTCGCCCAGTCGTCAGAGTAGCCGAGCTTGCTCTGTGCGTCGCTCATGTTGGAGATCTTGATAGGCATGTTGACGAGATCCTTGCTGGCGTAGCCTCTGATCAGATTCACCGGCGCGGTGCCGATGTAGCCGACCACGACGTCGCCCTGCGTGATCCTCTTGACCTTTGACGGTGTGATCTCGCCGTATGCTCCGTGTTTATAAGCCATGTGCTTGTCCTCCTTATAAAAATTCTTGATATGCTTCCGGTGACCGTGGCGCCACGCCTGTTTCAATCTCGAAGGCGATCCAGTTGTGCCAGTACGGATAGTAGTCCCAGACGTTCCCGTCCTCAACGAATAGGCCGAACTTCACCGGGCTGTCCGTCACCAGTTTGAGCCCGTCGATGTACTCGGCGTTCTCGATCGCCCGCAGCACTCTGTCTGCAAAGTTGAACGAGTCGCGCCAGCCGTCCATGTTCCGGACGTATTCCTGATCGGTTCCGGAGCTCGTTCGATAGTAGCGCCTGCCCGCGACGGCCGTCGGATCATCCTCCGGTCTGTATGATGCGTCTCCGTGCATGCCGGGGTTCCAGCATGCGAGGCAGAGCCGGATCTGAAGTGTGCGCCTGCTGCTCAGCAGGTCGTCGCTTCCTTCCATAAGCTGCACGCACACTGACGGGATCGGCGCCGCGACCGAGGGTGGCAGTCTGTCCTTGCCGGGCACGTAGAGAGGGAAGGCCGCCGGGTTGACCAGTTCGACGCCATAGCTCGCGTCGTTCTTGTAGTCGTCCGGTAGCTTCAGTTCGATGCCGGGGCAGACGTTCTCGTTCAGCCAATTCACGATCGTGTCGATCGTCTGCACTAAATTCATGCGCCCACCTCCTTATCCTGTCCGATTCTGGCGTAGAGCGACTTCAGCGAGCCCCATGTGCCGATACGCCTTGACCACGATCAGTTCGCGGCCGTCCACGTTCAGCAGCCTGCCGGGATCCAGATCACGAGGGAGGTCTTCCACTTTAGCGAAGATCACAACGTCAGCCTCTACAAGTCCGAGGATCTGGCCCTTCTTCAGGGCGTTCATTTCGTCGTTATTCATCACTACCGAGATCTCTTTGCCCTCGATCCGGTGCGTCTCGCCGAACTCGTCGAGATTCAGGAACACGGTGTCGAGATCCTGCAGGATCCGTTCCTTGAAGGTCACCGTGTCACTCTTCGACCTCCGCAGCTTCGGCCGGAGCCTCCGCTGCTTCGATCGCCGCGATCACTTCAGCCTTACTTTTGGCAGCCTTAGCGTCTACGCCTCGCTCTGCTGCCAGCTTCCTGAGATCGCTCATTTTCTTTCCCTCGTAGGGGTCGTCCACCTTGACGGCCACGCCGAGAGCTATGAGCTCGGCTTCTCGCTGCGGGTTGACGGAGAACGGGCCGGAGGCCGGTGTCATGGCCTCCACGCTTCCGTCGGCCTTCACGAGGCCGTAGGTGGCCTTAATCATTTTGATCATGTTGTGGCCTCCTATACTTCAGGATCAGCGGCACCCAGATCAGGCAGCTCGTCGTCTTCTGCTGCGGCTGCCATTATGGCGTCGATCAGATCCGCCTTTGTCGGGCGTCCCTTGACCTCTATGCCGAGCTCTTTGGCCAGCTCGCCCAGCTCCGGGTTCGTCAGCTGCTTCAGCTCTTCCGGATCCATCTTCTCTGCAGCCGGGGCCGGTTCGTTGGTCTCGTCTGCTTCGTCTTCCGGTTCGTCAGTGTCCTGATCCTCCGGATCTTCGTCCGGATCCTCCGGCGGTACCGGCTGATCCTCCAGCTGACCGACCATGCCGTCCATGGCGACCTGCAGCGACTCGCTGTCGTCACCGAAGGCGAGAGCGGCCACGCCGAGTCCGATCAGGCGATCGGCTTCCTCGTCGCTGACCTCAAACGGCTGGTCGTCTGCGGTCTTCAGCTCGACCACATAAGGCTGCGGCCTGAAGCCGTAGGTGCCGTTGATAATCTTGATCAGTTTCATCGTGTGCTCCTTTCTGCCGCGCACGGCTTACAATACTGCGTTCGCGAAGTATCTCCACGGTGCCATGTTGATCGGAGCAGGGAGCGGACGGGATGCCAGTCTCAGCTTCCTTGTGTCCTTGTTCTGGTCTACGACCAGTTTCGGGATCCTCTGGCCTGTGAAGGTCTCGTGCTCGTCGGATCCATAAGGGATCTGAGTGACGGCGCCGTAATATCTCTTGCCGCAGCCCGGAGCTGTAACCATGGCGGACTTGACAGGGAAGAAGCTCTGCTTCTGGCCGCTGTCGTCCACGTATCTCTCTCTCACGACGTAAATGTCGAGAGTGTAGCCGTCGAAGTCGAGGCGGCCGACTCTGGAGACGCCCGGATAAGCTATGCTGCCCTGAAGCTCGCCAGCCTCGATGCGTCTGTTGTCGAGAAGCTGCTGCAGGTCGCTAAACTGGCTGACAGTCGCCCATGCGGTCGAGCCGAGAACGAGGTCAGATGCAGGGAGTCCGTGCTCTGCGAGAGAGTCACACATAGCCACGACGTCTGCCTTCATGATCGCGAAGGTTGTCCATGTTGTGCCGGTATATGTTGCCGGGTTGGATCCTGTGCTGTCGTAGAAGTACAGAGTGAAGCTCTGGCCCTGAGTGTCGGCGTCGATGTATTCCTGTACGGTGACGCCGTTGTTGATCATGACCTGAGCGGCCATCCACTCTTCACGTCTTGTGATCCTGCGGGTGAGGTCTGTCAGGTCGCGGACTGTCAGGTTGCGAGCTCTGTCAGCTGCAGTGCTTCCCGGATAGAGTGCCTCACCGAAGCCTCTCTTCCTGAGATCGTCGAGAGTGAGCAGGCGGGAAGGTGCGATCATTGGAGGCTCGAACTCCAGCACCTTGTAGCCGTCACGCGCGACAGGAATGTCGCCAGCGTTCGGATCGACGAACGGAGCCATCTTCTGGTCGCCGTTCATGTACTCGATCAGCACCTTATCGGTCGCGAACTCGTCGGTCTCTGCGAAGTAGCGGTCACGGAAGAACGTGGTCTCCGGTACGATTTCCTCGGCCATACCGGCGAGGTAGTAGGTGTCAAAAAGATTCAGGTTCATCGTTGTACCTCCTTCTTTATTAGTTAGACACGGCTGCGAGATAGATCCCGCGCGTGCGCAGTGCGTCCTTCTCGGCTGCGGAGAAGGTGTGGCCGCTCTTGACGACCAGCTTTTCCGGATCGAAGCAGCCCATCTCGAATACTGCAGCGTTGACGTCTGCGGAGGTGCCGACCTCGATGTCCTCGGCGAGGATGCAGTCCGGTGTCAGTGTCTCGTTTGACTCTGCAGTTGTTCCGAGGATCACCAGCTTGCCGTCTCCGGCAGTGCCACCGCTCTTAGCGAGCACGGTGCCTCTGACGAGTGTGCCAGCTGTTCCCAGTTTGCGGATCGTGCCGCCGCCGACCTTGACTGCCGGTTCGATCCCGGAGATCAGGCCGTCGTAGTTCATGGTGTCAACCACTCTGCTCAGTGTTCTTGCCATCTTACTTTCCCTCCTTTGCTGCCTTAGCTGCAGCGCGGCCCTGCGCTCTGCGCTCTTCCTTAGTTAGCGGTTTGTTGCTCTCGTCCTCTTTGGCGGCTGTGGCCGTGACCTTCTGAGCGCCGGATGCAGCGTTGTCGGCTGCGACGTTGTCGAGGTGTGTGGCTCCGAGTGCTGCCTGAGCCTGCATGGCTCTGAGAGCGAGCTGTTCAGCTGTGCAAGGGTTCTCGCCATACTTGGCCTCCTGCACCAGCTCTTCGTCGCCGACGACAGCAGCGATCTCGTCGATCGCTCTCTGGCGGGCTCTCTCGTCCGCGACTGCCTGAGCGACAGCTCGATCGGCAGCTTCCGCCTCGATCTGAGAAACGAGCTGCGGTTCTGCCGTTCTGAGTTCTTCGGTGTTGTTGAAGCTCATCTTTGTTTCTCCTTTCTGTGATTCTTCAGTTTCACCTGTTGCCTTTATATCTTCGGCCTTTGCGACCGGGGATATCTGTTTGATGTTGAGACTCTCAGGAACGTGGAGTCCCTTCACGTCGTGCCGGATCCCGGCGACCATGAGCACGTCCTTGCCGAGCATCTTCATGTCCGGATCTGCTCCGTTGAGAAGTTCGTCGGCGAAGCCCTTGTCGATCGCCTCCTTGCCGGTCATCCATGTTTCGCGGTGCATCATGCTTTTGAGGTGTTCCGTTTCGTCGCCAGTCTTGGCTGCGTAGATCTCCACGCAAGCTGCGTTCGCGTTGTCCAGCATTTTGATGATCGCCTTCAGGTCGTCGATGTTGCAGTAGTCGACCACTCCGCAAGCTGCCTCGTGGATCATCACGATGCTGCCCGGATACACGCTGACGGTGTCGCCTGCGCACATGATCACGCTGGCCGCACTGGCCGCGATGCCTTCGACGACGACGTTGATCTCGGCGTTCAGTGACTTGATCGCGTTATGGATCGCGATGCCCGTGTAGAGATCGCCTCCGCAGCTGTTCAGCTTGACGGTGATCTTGCTCTTGTCCTTGACCAGTGCGAGATCTTCCATGAAGCCCTCCGGCGTGATATACATGCCCGGCTCCGGTTCACCCGTCCACCAGTCGATCGGCTGCTGACTCAGGACGTCACCGTATAGCACGATCTCGCCCTCGTCTTCTGATACGCTGGCGATGTTCCAGCACCTTCCGGAGTTTCCTGCAGGTACCGGGCCCGCGTAGAATGTAGGGCTGCGTCTTTTAAGATTGTCCATTGTTCAGTTCCTCCTTCACTCTTTTGGTTATCTCTGCCACTATGGCTCCGACCAGTAGATTGACCGGATCCTGATCCTGTTGGTTGTCTGGCAGTGCCTCCGCGAGCTGGTCGTTCTCGATCACCAGCTGTGCGACGTTGTCCTGCCACTGCCCGCCGTTGAGCTTGATCGTGCTCTGTTCGTGCGTGCTGAAGCCGTGCTGGATCGCCAGCACTTCAGCCTCGATCTCCTTGGTCGGGTCGAGCATGCCCTGAGACGGGCCGATCCACTCGCTGCCGAGGTACGCCTTCCGGATCGCTGCGTTCGAGAAGAAGCCCGGTGCGAGGATCCTGCCTCTCGCCACTGCCTCCGCGAGCCAGATCTCATAGATCGGGCGGCAGAAGTCTGACGTAAACCACTTACGCCTCATTTGGAAGGCCTTCCACGCTTCCAGCAGGGCGGCACGGCTGGCCGAGTAGCTGGCGTTGAAGGCTTTCATGAGCAGATCTTTCGGGATCTCCAGCGCCGCACCGACCTGTGTTGCGACAGCGTTCACGAAGTTGTCGAAGCCTCCGGACGGTCTCTTCGGATCTGCGAAGACGACGTCCTCGCCCGGTTCCAGTATGTTGACCGTACCGGCGCCGAGCTCGTACTCGTTCGGATCACGGCTCACCTCCGGGGTGCTGTCCGGAACTCCTGCGACGTCGCCCCAGCCGACCTCATTGAACGGCATTTCAGCCGTGCCCGCGTTCGTCTTGATAAACGCAGCGAAGCAGCTCTCGATGTTGGCCGCCGTGAGTTCTGAGTCTGTGTATCTTCTCAGCTGCAGCAGCGGTTCGATCACCGGCGCGAGATAGGTCACGCCACGATACTGCTCCGGCCGCTCTGAGTCCATGAGCTGCAGGATGTTCGGCAGTCCGGTCAGTTCGCCGTAGGCCTCGACGCGGACGTATTCCTGCTTCTCGCCGTTGATCTCGTTCGGATAGGTGTTGTGGACGTAGTAGGCGACGATCGCGCCGTCGCTGTTGACCTCCACGCCGTCAAAGATCTTGTTCCCGTTGTCCGCCTTGCCGTCTGTGAGCAGCTGACCGGCCTTGCCCGGTGTCCGGATCCTGTCCGCCTCCACTATGTGCAGCCGCAGGCTGTACGGCATGAGGTTGGTCGGTTCATACTGTTTAATGATCACGAAGGCGTCTCCGCTTGTCAGCCATGAGCTGAAGGCGAGTTGCTGCATGCTGTAGAAGTCATTGACGCCGGTCGCGTCGCAGGCTCTTTTGTTCTCGGCCCAGAGCGCGAACTCCTTCTCCGTCTTCCGCTGCCAGATCGCAGCCTTCTCGGGTGTCATGCCGAGCGCCTCGTGGTCGATTTTCGACTTCAGTTGCAGGCCCATGCCTATGACGTTGGTGCGGTTCGTTGTGATCGCAGACTTCGCGATCGGCGTGCTCATGACGAGCATGCGGCCGCGTTGCCTTAGCGTGTAGTTGTTCCAGTCGATGTCCTCGCGAGGTGACCCACTCCTTGCCGTGAAGCCCTTCAGGGACTTCTTCCGGCGGCTCGCTCCGGCTTCGCTGTATCCTTTATTCTGTGGTGCACCGACGTGCGGCGCACGCTCTCCCTGCGGTGTCTTCTGCAGGGACTCCTTAATGTTCTCGCCGATGATAATCACCTCCCTTCAATTTGACGAGCCCGGGAGAGCCAAGGAGCTTAAACTCTCCGGGCGGTCAATGTAACAGGCTTTTGGCCATTGTTACCTCTACCAGTCCCTCGGGATGATCCCGACGGCCTTCCTGCGCCCGCCTCCAGCGAGCTCTGCCTCCAGCTCTTCCAGCTTCTTCGTGAGCCGGTCGATCATGTCTTGGATGTTCTTCAGGGAGATCTGTCTGCGCTGAAGGCTTCGGGATCCGATTGTGTACTGCTGCACGTCCTCGTTCAGGATCTCCGCCTCTTTGCCGATGTAGTAGTCGAGGCGGGTGCGAGTCAGCTCAATCTCCCGCTCTATCGTTTCTTTTGTTCTCATAGCTGATCTCCTTACCAGTCTTCGGTTTGTGATGTTCTTGACCTCTTCGGTCGCTGCGGCCGTCGTGGCTGCTCGACTCTGTCGTCGATGCCTTTCAGCCGCTTCTCGACCATGAAGGTGTCCGGGTTGATGATCCGGAAGCCTGCGTTCGCATAGTTCCGGCAGTCGAGGGCCTCATTGCGGTTGTGGCCCGGGATCTTGACCCAGCGCCAGACGTTCCCGCGCTTGGTCTGTGTCAGCTCCAGCTTCTCGGACAGCAGGCCGCTGAAGTAGTACGTGTCATAGCCTCGCGACTCGTCGAGAGGGAAGTGGCAGTACTTCGGCCCGGGTTCCTGCACCTTCAGGGCACTCATGATCGACTCCTTGCCAGCGTCCACGCCGAGGGTGTAGAGCCAGCAGGTTATCTTCTTGTTGTCCTTGACCGGCACCTTTGACGGCGGTGTCACGAGCGGGATCCCGTCGCCGCCCTTGCCTTTGATCGCGAACACGCGGCGGTTCTTGCGTTCCCGGCAGCGCGCATACACTTCCTGAGTGTAGTGGCCGCCGGAGTCCACGCAGGTGATCGAGATCCGGAGGCCCTTGCCGTCCGCGAAGCGGTAGACGTGGCCCACGACGTCGTCAAGCTGCTGCCAGACTTCGTCGGTGTCCGGTTTCCCCATGATATATCCCTTCTGGATCCCCCACGTCTCGCCGTAGTGGCCGTGGCCGACGACCTCGTACTCCAGACGGTTGTCCTGAGTATCGACGCCGCAGGTGAGCACAAGCACGCCCTCCGGCAGCTCGATCGGCGTCCCGTCTTCCCGGTGGCCGTAGTCCTCGCGCCTTGCGAGCATGGTGTCCTCGTCCTCGATGCCTCCGCGATCTTCCCAGAGCTCGCCGAGCAACGTGTTGTAGACGACCTTCAGTTTCTCCGGATCGTGCCGGTTGTCGAGGAACTCGAGCACGATCTTCTCCCACGGTGTCCATGGTGAGCTGAAGGCGTTCAGCCAGAACGAGCGCACGCCCGTCCGCTCGACTGCGTCCGGATCCTCCGCGATCCACTTGGCGGGCTGCCTGCGCATGATTTCCTCCGGTATGAGGCAGCCGCAGTGCGGGCAGGCCCACGTGATCGGGCCGGTTATTGTGTAGACCTTCTTGCCGCGTTGCTTCTTCGTCTCGAAGTCGAAGTGCACGCGATCGAAGATGATCTCGCCGTATTCTCCGCACTCAGGGCACTGGTGGCACCAGCGTTCCTGCGTGCCTTGGTAGTAGGCCGTCTCGATGTTCGAGGCGCCCTTGATCGTTGGCGTCGATACTTCGACGGCTTTTTTGTTGTAAAAGGTCGACTGCCTCGCTTCGGCCAGCTTCCACGGGTCGCCCTCTGTACCTGCGCTCACCGCCCAGCGGTCTCGCTCGTCGCCGATCACGTAACGCGCCGGGGTCGACGCCAGTGCCGAGGCGCTGTTGGATCCGGTGATCGTGAGCATGCCGCCCGGGAAGGACTTCTGCAGGATCGTGTTCCCGCTGTCCTTCGCCTTGACGTCTGCGACTTTCGACTTTAATCTGCTGCAGTCTCTAATCATCGGAGACACACGCAGCCTCGAGAACTTTCGCGCGTCCTCGAGCGTCGGGTGCACGTATAGGATCGAGCCGGGATCTTGGTCGATGATATAGGCGATCACGTTCAGCTCGAACTCAGATTTTCCGACCTGAGACGCTGCGACCATGACCTCCTTGCGTACCTTTGGATCCGTGAAGGCTGCCATCGGTTCTTCGAGGTACGGCGTGCGGCTTGTACGCCACGGCCCCGCCTCCGCTGAGTTCTCAGGTGACAAGCGGCGATATTTGTCAGCCCACTCTGCGACTGTTAATTCCTCCGGCGGTCTGAATTGCCGGACGGCGGGAGCTATGGCCTTATTGAGCTTGCGGGTGGCCTTCTTACTCGTCCTCGTCTTCATCAGAGAGGGCTCCGAAGCCCTGACGATCCTTGACCCGCCGCTGGTACTTTTCCGGATCGTACTTGTAACCCGCGAGCTCATTAAGGATCTTGTGACATTCTGCGAGTATTATGGACGATGCCTCGCTCGCGTTTGCTGCCTTTGTGACGTCCACTGCCAGACGTCCGGGCAGTGCGAGGATCAAGCTCCGGATCGTGTAGACGAGGTCTTCTGTCATGGCCTCGACGTCTTCGCTCCGGTGCATTTTCCCCTCCAGCTCCTTGAGCTGCATTTCTGCGATTTTGTCTTTGCTTTGTTTGATGTTGGCCTCCGCCCTGAGCTTGTCGTACTCCGCTGTGGAGTACTCTTCGCCCTTGTCCTTGTTGGCCAGCCGGTCATTCAGGTACCGGATGTAGGCTTGGATCGTCGGGAGTAGGTCGAACTTATACGGCCGCTTCCCAGCGACCGGCAGCACGCCGTCCTTCGCGAGCTGCTGCACACGGCGCTCAGTGAGGCCGAAGAGCTTGGCGATCACTGGCGTCTCTTGTAGGTTTTGTTTCGTTTCGGCCATGATCGCCTCCTTCGTTTTTTCCGACAGGCCATTTCGTTTGAGGCCGTTTTCCTGCACATATTCAAAACGACGCCCAGAAGGCGCCGTTCCTTTGAATTTTCGCCACTTTGCGCGCGTCCGTCGGTTGACCGCAGGTTGACCTTCGGTCGACCAAACGAAACGAAAAGGCCTGAAAAAAGATTTTCAAGTCTGGCGAAGTTTTGGGCTCGCCAGCACCGCAGGCATTTTTTAGCGCTGACAGTACCTTCGGCCCGCGCAAAAATAAATTTTCGATGGGGTGGAGTGGCAAAAAACAGTTATTGCCTTCGCGCGTCGTTGCGTTTTTTTCTGCAGCTGTCAGCAAAGATCGATCGCTTTGCTTGTGCTACTTCATAATCTGTGCGACGTGGTGCTCGAACCTTTTGCTCAGCTTCTCCGCCACCAGTTCTTCGATCGTCTCTTGTGCTCGGCCGCTGATCATCTGCGGCACCGACAATGTCCGGACTGCTTCGATCGGCATGCGACTGCTTTCACTCTTGCGCTGGAACGGAAGAGTGCTGCCACCGTTGCCGCTCGCGATGAACGTGCCCGGCCCGAGTGAAACGCGGCTGCCTTTGATGATCGTCGCTTTCACGTTGTACTTCTTCGGTGGTCTGATCGTTGCCACCTCGTTGCCGCTCGCAGTGTTGATCGCTTGGCCCGGCACTCGGATCGCTCTGCTCTGCTGACCCGCCGGACGTGCCTTGGGGGACTGGTTAAAATGGGAGGGGGTGAGGGTTCTTCCTTTATACTCGAGGGAGGCACCGTCAACAGACACGCCGCTCACTTTGATCTGCGTCGCGCCCCGCTTCACTCGCGGGCCCGCTTCCTTAATTGCTCCACCGTCCACGCCGTACCATTGGCGGATCCCTTTCGATACCCACGCTGGTGCTCGGCTTGTGAAGTCCGACACGGTTCTCTTGATCGCAGTCTCGCCTCCGCTCTCCAGCTTCTGGAGCTGGCGCAGCAGCTTGTCTGCGTCCTTCAGGGCGACGTTAAATCCGCCGCTCGTGCGTCGAGCCGCACCGGCATAGAATAGATTGCTCACCGCGCCGCCTCCTTCCGCATACACAAAAACGCCCGGCTGCTCAGTGCGTGCCGCGCGTCTGTGGTTGTCCGTCGGTCGTCCGCTGGTCGTCCTGCGGTCGTTTCCGACAGTTTACACTATAGACCGGGTTTCCGATCTTGTTCAACCTCACTTACTCCTTTTTGCTCCCATTCACTCCTAAATTGTCCCCACACAATGCCCTGTGCCGCGTTTTTTCAATGGTTGTCGATATATTTATCGAAAAATAAAAAAATCCCGCCAGAGCGCCGAATATTGGCTCGTGGCGGGTTTCGCCTGATTTATGGCAGGGAAGTGGTGCTTCCGGGTGGAAAAACGGCTGCGAGGTGCTGCAGAGCCTCGCCGTGCACCCGGAACGTGCGCTTCATGTACCGCTCCGGGTTGTCCTCATACTCGTCGAGCATGCCGAAGAGTGAGAAGGCGATCGGCTCCCAGCCCTGCGTGTCGATGTACCTCATCTCGAGTACGCCTTGCTCGTCCGGATCAGCCAGCAGGTTGATCATGTCCTCGAGCTCCTTCCGCAGGTGCCGCTCTTGTCTCGTCAGCTTCGAGATCTTCTGCTCGAGCTCGTCCTTCTTCTCAGTGTAGCGCTCGGCCTTGGTTGGTCTCTTCTGTCCTCTGCCGGACGGCATACCCGAGAAGTTGGCCGTCGGCAGCGTGTCTATCTCTTCCATGAGGTTTTCCAGTCTCGTGATCAGCAGGTCGATCCGGCGCTGCAGATCCCCGTAGCTCTTCAGCTTTGCTTTGATCTCGCCGGTGTCCCTTGGCCGTGTCTGTATATCCTGCATGGCTTCCTCCTTAGTCAATAACTTACTTAAACGCCCGGCGCTTTTATTGCATGCCAAGGCCCCGGACTATATCTTGTTCTCTCTCTGATAGTTCCCATCTATGCGCTGCCGCTCGCTCCGCTGCCGCTCGCTCCGCTGCCGCTCGCTCCGCTGCCGCTCGCTCGCTGATCAGGTAGCCTTTGCCGTAGATCGCTTTGCCGTATTCCTTTTGTGCGTCCAGCGCCGAGATCGGGCAGGACTCCTTCACGCTCACCCGGAAGTCGACGCCGTACTTGCTGTACCTCTGCACCGCTGCGCTGGTGAGTACGCAGTCCGGGTAGCTGTACTTCGGGAGCTCCTTGTGCTGCTCCCGGAGGTTCTCTTCGTTCGCGTACCTGACGGCCGCATATAGTGTCGGAGCCGTCCGGATCCGCAGATCCTTGTCCTCGAGGTTAGTCAGGAATGATGTGCTGACCGTGGCGCCGTTCTCATACGTCACGCCCACGCCGACCGGCAGGGCGCAGCCAGCTGCAGCGCTGGCCGAAGAGAAGAGCGTCAGGGCGGGTGCGAAGAGGAAGAACTTGATCCCGTTCTCCATATACCACGCGAGGATCTCGCTCAGTATGCTGAAGGGCGGGTTGTCGACGACGATCGCGTTCTTCTTGTACTTGTACGACTGATAGTCGCCGCCCGGGTAGAATGGCCGGACGAAGTTCTTCCGGTCGAGGTTGTACTCGTTGGCCACCCAGTCGGCCACGGCGTCATATACGATGTCCGGAGTGTAGCAGTCGTCGGTCGTTCTCTTGGCCTCGAACTTCTCGATGAACTCTTGATACTCTTCCGACTCTTCGTCGAGGTCGCCGTTGTCGTAGCGCTCCCGGTTCTCGAACCAGTCGTCGCCGTCGTATCCCTCTTCATTGATCGCGTCGATCAGTCCGTCGGTCAGTTCCCTGAGTGTCTCGTCGGTGTAGCCGGTGAGCTCGATCGGCACGTCGTCCATGTCTACTTCCGCGAAGATCTCCGCGAGTTGCTGGCGGTCGATCTCTGCCAGCTCCGCGATCCGGTTGTCGGCCAGCAGGTCGGCGTACTCTTCGGCCTCGCTGGCGTAGTTCTGATAGTCTACCGGCACCCGCTTCAGGCCGAGGGACTTGGCAGCCAGTAGGCGGCCGTGTCCCTTCACGACGTAGCCGGAGGCGGTGCTCACTGTGATCGGAGCCCTCCAGCCCGTCTGCCGGATGATCTGAGCCAGCAGGGCGATCTGATCCTCCGGGTGCGTGTTCGGGTTCCGGGGGTTCGGGATCAGCTTCTTTATGTCTACGATCTTATCATGGGCGCAGAACACTGGCACGGTGTCGGCCACTGCCTTGTAGTCTGCGTCTGTTCTATAGTTCATGCTTTGCCTCCTTCGAGCTGTTCGTTCATGTTCTTGGTGATCGCTGCGCGGACTCGATCCTGCAGGTGCTTGTCGCTCTCGCCTTCGTTCCGCTTCACGCCGTACTTCTTGGCGACCTTGTCGAGCGCGTCGCCGGTCGCAGGCTTAGGGATCGGAGCCGTCCTCTTCATGTGGAGCTTGTCCTTTGTGGCTGCTGCGAACAGGATCCGCTGCTCGTAGTGCCTGTTGATCTCGCCCGACTTACGTTCGACGCCGTAGATCGGGCCGAGAGTGTTCAGCGTCATGCCGTGCATGGCGTCCTTCAGTGTCAGCGCTGTGTGGATCCTTCGAGCCGCTTCACGCAGCCGCCTGATCAGTTCTATTGCTTCAGCCAGCAGGAAGATCGCCAGCACGACCGCTGCCGGGATCCAGATCAGGCCGCAGGCGGTCAGGCTCCAGTCTATGCCCGGCAGGAAGCCGAGGGCCTTGGCTGCGATCAGAAAGAGCCACACGGCCACGCCGGCCGCAAGCTCAATGGCGATCGCTTTGTTTATTTTGTCTTTCTTCTCCATGGTCGTGTTCCTCTTCATGGTTGGCCGCCTCCACTTCTTCTCTGTATTGCTGATCCTCGAGGTTGAGTGTGAGCCACTCCAGATAGACCGCAGCCTTCTTCAGATCTTCGACGCCGTTCTTGTTCGGCGCCCTCAGTATGTACTTGATGATGTTGCCGTAGCAGTAGCCCTGAAACTGTTCCGGCGTCAGGATCCCTTCGATCACGTCGATCACTTCCACGCCGGTGCCCGGGATCTGATAATGCTTCGGGCTGTGGACGGAGTCGTGTTCGGTTCCTGCTTGTGGTTTTGGTGTTGTCACATTTCCACCTCCTTGTCGTCGTTCTCGATCTTGCAGCCGGATGCCGCCCACTTATCCAGTGCGAGCGACAGATTGAAGAGCGCCACCTTCAGTGCGTTCTTGTAGGCTGTCCGCAGGATCGGTCGGTGGTCTTCCGGCGTATTTTGGTTTGCGTAGAGCTTCTCGTGTCTTCTGGTATCTTTGACCTCCTTCAGGAAGACGAAGACGGTCTGCAGCTCTGGCGCGTAGTCGTAGTGCTTCATGGTGTGCCTCCTTATCCCCACGGGCAGTCGTGCGGTGGTAGTTCCTCTTCATCCTTTGGCTGGTCGAAGGAGCGCAGCCGCTCCCGGTGCATGCGGGCTGACTGTTCGTCAGATCTGGCCGCCACGAGGATGCAGGCATACATGAGGACGGCGAAGAAGATCGCGATCCCCAGCAGGATGATCATGCCGATAATGCTCATGGCGTACCTCCTTGTCCCGCTTCAGCTCCGGTCGGTTTGCTTGGCTGCAGTTCGCGTGGTATGTATCTGTCGATCTTTGTCTGGCATATAGGGCAGCACTTCCACCGTCTTCGCTCGTCTTTGAACGAGAGGGTGGCGAAAGTGAAGAGCGCTTTGCATTTAGGGCACCTGACTCTCGCCCGGCCGCCGCTTATGTGTACGTCGATCCATTTCATAGCTTGCCTCCTTGTTTCTCTTCATCCGGCAGTGGCTCGAGAGGGCAGTCAGCGTGCCGCGCCTTGTAGACGATCGCGGGCTCGGTTCCTTGACCAGCTCCGAGGCGGCAGCCGTATCTCAGCTTTGCGCTGAACAGGAAGCAGTCCCGGCACCTATCCGGCATTTTCACGTTCCTGATCTTGATGCCGTTCATGGCTTGCCTCCTTGTCCCTCTTCATCGTGACCGCGAAGATCATCGAGCAGGGCAGTGAAGTTCTCGCACTGCCGGGCGTTGAAGTTCATGGCCGCCTCGTAGTTGTCCTCCAGTATTCTGATCATGTCGATCAGTTCGCGCTTCGTCCATTTCATGAGCGTGCTGTCCGAGTATTGCCTCGGCCTTGGCACCTTTGGCAGTCTGTTCACGGTCTTCATGAGTCCATCTCCTGTTCCAGCCATTCCATTTTGCAGGCCACGCAGTGGTCTCGTGCGTCCGGGCCGGTGCAGTAGTCCAGCGGCTTGCCGTGGCAGTGTGCGCGCTCGTCGCCCTCGAAGTACGGGCAGTTGATGTTATAGTTGACCATGGCCTCCCACGCTGCGCCTCCGTCGTCGAGCCAGTCCGGATCTGCGAGCATACGTGCTAAATACTCGCGGTTGGTTGGCATGTACTTGCAGGCATTATGCTTTTCGACGAGCGCCTCCGCCTCTTTCATGTACTCGGTCATGGCTTCCTCCTTGCGGCCTTCTCCATTCTTTTGAGGGCCTTGTAGTTCTTGGATCTGCGCTTAGCACGGTTGCCGTCCGGGTGTGGCATGTTCTTCGGTGAGTATGCCTTGACGAGCCCGGCCTTGATCCCGCACTCTGTACACATGAGCTTGACGCCCTGCGTCAGCTGCAGGCGGTGTGCTTCCGGGAACTCATAACACTCGGCACCGCACTCCGGGCAGCTGATCAGCTTCCAGTCCGGGTGGCTCTCGCTTACGTCGCCGAGGTTCTTCTTCATCGGCAGCAGCAGGATCCCGCCCTTGTCGGTTGGCTTCCTTGGTTCGACCTTTACGTCCGGGAAGGGAAGATCTCCCGGCACTTCCTCGTCCGGATCCTCTTCCTGCTCGACCTTCAGGATCTCCAGTTGCTCGTCTTTGAATGTCAGCACCATGTCGGTGACCGGCTTCTCTGCGTCCCAGTCGGCCTTGAAGTCCTCCCAGCTGTCGTGCAGCTGCATGCCTGCCTCAGTGAGGCTCTGCCAGATCGTCTTGGCCATGGCCTCGGCCTCCGGATCCTCCCAGCCGTAAATGTGCCAGCTGTCCGGATCGTATGACCATTTCGCGACGTAGATCTTGTGGCCGTCAATCGGCCATCCTGTGTCCTTTGCTATGGCGGACACGACCAGTGGTTTGTATGCCATGTTCTTGCTCCTTGTTCTCCGGTGTCTATGCTTCGAGCTTTACGGCCGAGACCTTCTTCCTCGAGACAGAGACGCCGTCCTTTGTTTGTTTTATTGATATGGTTGAGTCGGTCAGGCGGAAGGTGGCGCTCTGCAGGTAGTCGAACACGCAGAGCTTCCCGGTGTCCTTCAGCGAGTCGATCACCTCTTCGGTCACGATGTCCATGCCGAACTCTTTCGCAGTCTCGCCGCAGATCTTCTCGATATTGTCCGAGCACTGCCGCACGCGTTTGAGGTTGTTGTCGCACGTGCAATTCTCGGATGCGATCCTGTTCGCCTCGTTCTGGTCTTCAGCTTCTACGAGTCGTGTCTGGCCGCAGAACAGGCACGTGCCGGTCATTTGTTCCATGTCTTCCTCCTTGTCATTTCTTGTTGATCTTGTTCATGCGCTCCACCTTCTCGGCGCGCGATGCGTATATATCCATGGTTGCCTTGTGATAGCACTCAGGGCAGAGCAGCTGCTTGCTCCGACCTGTGTTGAACTCTTCCATCCAGCGCCGCTCGTAGATCCTGCCGCAGGTGGAGCAGGCAGCCTCTTCATGAAGCTCGGGCCGATATAGTCTTATCCTGCTTGCCACTCTTAGCGCCTCCTGAATTGATCCGGCTTGTCGCAGGTCGCCCAGTGAGGCACGTGTACCAGCTCGGTGTGGTCTCCGGCTGTGTCCGTGATGTCGCCTCCGATGATCTTGCCGGAGCGGTCGAGGTACTTGTTCTTGCTCTTCGGGTTCGGTACTATATTGACCGGGTAGGCGTCGCACGGCATTGACTTGCCGGAGCTCGTCGTCCTCCAGATGATCGGGGCGCCGCAGCTGCGGCAGCGTGTTGTGTTCGGTTGCATATCGTTCCTCCATTTCCTCGCGAGTCGATGTCTTGATATATAGCCCGGCCCGATGTAGATCGGCTGCTTGTGCACCCAGTAGAGCGGGTTCCACTCGCAGCGCCAGCAGGCCGCGCAGTATGGCTCGTGCCTGTGTTTACAGTCCCAGCACTCGCTGATCATGTTGTAGTCGTTGAACTTCGGCGAGTAGACCATATAGGCCGCCCCGCCGATGATCACCAGAAACGGCAGCGAGAACAGTGCCAGCGCTCCGATCGCGATGATCTTGTCTATTAGTTCCATCGGTTCTCCTTCCGGGGATCTTGTCCCTCTTCATTGGTTTTTCTTCTTGCTGTCCCTCTGCAGCTGTCCGATCTTGGTGGTGAGTTTGGCGACCTGCAGAGCTGCCGCCGTGATCTCCGGATCCTCCGATCTGAGCCCGCTCTGGTTCAGCCTCGCGTGTTCCGCTCTTGTGATCAGGGCGAGGTTGCTGAGGTCGAAGTTCTCGCGGTTCCCGTCGAGGAAGGTGACGAACATGCCCTCGGGCACCGGCCCGTGTTCCTGTTCCCAGACGAGGCGCTGCTTCTGTTTCCAGTTGACGTTCTTCTTCGCGTTGATCTGATCGTCCACCTTCACCCAGATGTAGCCGTCGGAGAGCTTCTTCTCGGTTCCGATCGGAAGGTACTGCTGCGGGCGGTGGTTCTTGCTGAACATGGTCGGCTTGCACTTCTCGTACTGCTCCGGGCTCATTTTCTTGCCTTGGTTCCATGGCCGGGATCCTCTGCCTCCGGGAGGGAAGCGTCCGTCGAGTCCGTTTTTCAGGTCGTGATTCTTCATGCAGGACACGACCTGTCCGTAGGTTCGAGGCCGATCCGGGAAGCGCCGGTTGTATTCCTCGTGCACTTCCTTCCGAGTGTGGCCGGGAACATATTCCGCGAGGAAGGCGAGCTCGTCGTCTCGCCAGTACTTCGGGTGCTTCGGCTTTGGCTTCGGTCTCCTGCCTGTCCGGATCTTTCGATTCTTCATGCAGGCGACCATGTTCTCGAAGGTGTGAGTGTGGCCGGGGAAGCGTTTGCCGAGCTCTTCGTACACCTCGGCGCGAGTGCGGCCGGGCGTATACTCTTTCAAGAAGGCGATCTCTTCGTCTGTCCAGCGTCTTCGACCGTCGTCCATTTACTCTTTGCCTCCTGAAGTATCTCCGAGCAGCAGCTCCGGAGCTTTGAGGTCGAGGTTGGTGCGTTCGTCTGCGAACTTCGCAGCACGCAGGATGGTGTTCGCGTTCGAGATCACCTGCGAGCTGATCTGCGCTATGCCCTTGGCCCGGCCGAGCTCTTCTTCCAGCTTGTCGCCGGTCAGTCCCTCGTCGCCGAGGCGCTCCAGCTCAGCGAATAGGTGATTATTCAGGTCTGTGAGTTTGTTTTGTGGCATTGTTCAGCTCCTTTCTTGCATGCTCCCGCTGCAGGGCGTCGTGTCCTCGTCTCATAGCTGCCAGCAGGCAGAGCGTGTTGTTGTTCAGGTCATCGCTCATGCTCATGCTGAAGATCGCGTTCTCGAGGACGTCGATCGCCATCGCGTCGTCTATGTCCTGAGCTCTGACCAGTGGTGGTATCTTGCTCATGGTGTCGCTCCTTTCTCTATTCCGTCGAGCAGCTGGATCATGCCGTCCCGCCAGTCGATGCGGAAGGGCTCCAGCTCTGCCCGGTTCATACTTTTGTGTCCGTAGATCTGTTTCATGTCGCGCCACGTTTCCCACGGCACCCGGTAGACGTTGTCGAGGCCCATAGCGACGACTACGAAGGCGAGGGCGCCGAGGCTGTTGTGGTGTTCCAGCCGCTCGCGCTGGTCTTCAGTGACGGCGCTCTGGCTGATCTTGTCCTGCCGGGTGCTCTTGGCCTCGAAGACGATGCTCCGGCCTCCAGAGATCGTGCCCTTGAAGTCTGGCTGCGCTCTCTTGGTATAGACCGCGAGGAATTGTCCCTTGCGGTTAGGCCTGCCGATCTGCTTGATCGGTTCCGGCGTTTTCTCGATCTCGGCCGTCCCGGCTTCCTTGTACCGGAGCAGGGCAGCCTCGATGTGAAACTCGAACGCCTCGCCCTCGCGTTTGTTTGCGAGGCCCTGCGCTCGGTGCTCGTCCCGCTTCAGCTGATCCTCTTCAGGCAGCAGGTCTGCGTACTTCTCCGGCAGCGTGTCCCAGTTCATGGCCTCACCTCCGGATCCTCTTCATGCTTCACGACGTAGTCGATCTCCTTGCCCGGGTTGAGTCTCAGCCAGCGCGCCATGTCGAACACGGTCTGCGCTTCGATCTTGACGATGCTCGAGGCGGTGTAGCTGAAGATCCCGCTGTCCTCTGCATAGACTCCGGCGCCCGGTGTCGTGATGTTGACGCAGCCGTATGCGTCCTCGTCAGCGTCCGGATCGTAGTCGTCCGGGCTGAAGCCGTCGCGGATCGGTATGCAGAGCTCTTCTGCCAGCCGGATCTCCGCAGCCATGCCCTCAGACGGCTCGCCGTACACCCAGAGCTCGTCGCAGATCGAGAGCAGGTCGAGGCCTGCGTCGAGTCCGATCCTGCGCTGCTCCGGATCCGTGTCGTCGAGGAATTGCGTGAAGAGCAGGTGAGGCGCGATCGGGATCACGTCCGGGTGCTCTGTCATGGCCTTCAGACTGTAGGCCCTCGCGTTCTTGGTGTTCTCTTCGACGTTGCCCCGGTAGGGGCTGCAGATATAAACGAGCTTACTGCGCATGTTGTCCTCCTTCCGCGACTTTGAGTGCTATGGCGGACAGGCTGTTCGGATCCAGCTCTCCGCGTTCCTTCTTGGCCTTCCATGCGGCCAGTCTGGCCTTGCGCTCTTCCTCGTCCCGGATCATGGCCAGCTCCAGCTGGCGCTGGTTCTCAGCCTTCTGCTCTGCGAGCTGCAGTTCCTTTTCGCGGCGCAGTTCCTCAGCGCCCTCGATCAGGCGGTAGCTCGTGTCCGGAAGAGCTGCCTGCTGTCCGGTGATCTGAGAGCTGATCGGCTGCGGAGTCATAGCGTCGGTCTTGGCGCGGTCGTACATTGGAGCGTACTGTCCCAAAAATGCGACTCTATCCATGCCGGGCTTTGATCCCGCTTCACCGGAGTGCATGTCGTAGAGGTTCTTCCAGCCGATGATCTCGACGGCCCGGGCGACGAGGGCGGGGAGTCTGTCCTTTGCCTCGTCCCACTGTCCGCGCCTGAGCGTGAAGATCAGGTCGCTGACTGCGGCCCACGCCAGATCCGGCGGGACGATCTCCGGGTGCGTGGTCTCCAGCATGAGCTCGCGGATCTCCGCGATGCTTGGCGGCCACTTACTGGTGGCGATGTGCTTCCTCACTGCGAGGCCGACAGCTGCAGCGTCGTCCGCTGCGAACATTGTGGCCAGCAGGCCGACGTAGTTGTTGACCTCTTCACGGCTTCTGAACTTGTCGTAGTTCGGATATGCCGTCACTATTACCGCTGCCATTTTGGCGGCGTCTGCTTTTGTCATACTCTGAGACCTCCTTCCTCTTCGGCCACTATGTCAGCGAGGGCTGCGAAGGTGCTGCTGCCGGATCCTGAGCGGATCGGTGCGCGGCGGTTGTTGTCCTCGTACTTGCCCTCGAGCACCTTGGCCATGTTGTCGCTGTTCATCAGCCAGTCAAAGTCGGCGCTCCAGTTGCGGCTGTTCTGTCCCTTCAGGAACGGTGATGCCTCTGCCATGTCGAAGAGCTCAATGAACGTCGCGAGGTTGCTCTTGTACTCCTTCCAGCGTGCTGCGATCGCCTTCTTGCGGTTGGCGCTCAGCTTCCGGATCCTCGGGTAGCTCGGGCAGTGATCGTGGTAGCACGTCTTGATCGCTTCGTATGGCACCGGGTCGGCTGCTGCCGGTTCCGACTCTGTAGAGGCGTCAGCCTCTACAGATAATAAATTCTTACTCTGAGTCTTACTCTTAGTCTTAGTCTTCTCTTTGCCGTCGGTCGTTTCTTGGTCGTCCGTCGGTCTGTCCGTCGGTCGTCCGTCGGTCGTTTCTTGGTCGTCCGTCGGTCGTCCTTCGGTTTTACGTCTCCGTTCGCGGCTGCGCTCGCGCTCTGCGATGCGCTTCTCGGTCAGCTTGCCGCCGTACTCGTGCCAGTCGTGCAGGTAGAGGCTGCCGTCTTCCGCTTCATCCAGAAGACCCGCATTTTTCAAGGCTTCCACGAAGGCGTCCGGGTCTCCCTTCCACTGCGCTGCGGTGGCGAGTGAGCGCGGCCTGACGTTCTTCAGGGAGCCGTCCGGAGCGTTGTCGAGAGCCCAGAGCCAGATAAGGATCATCATGCCGGTGGCCTGTGTTACCTCGATCTCGAGGTCGTCGGCCACGTCGAGCACTTTGTTGTGGTTTACGAGCGTTTGCTCGACTTTTATCCATGCCATTGTGTTTTGCTCCTTTTCCTTGTCTTGGTCGTTTCTCGGTCGTCCGCTGGTCGTCCTGCGGTCGTCCGTCGGTTATGGCCCTTCATAGCCTCCGCCGTCATAGTAGCCGCCGTCTCCATAATCGCCGGCCGGCTCACTGTCTCCGGCTCTCGGTGAGTCCAGCGGCTCGATGCTGTCGGCGACGATGTAGACGTCCTTGCGGTTCTGGTCGTGTTTGTCCTTCCACCTGTTGGTGTCGAGGTGGCCGCTGATCGCGATCAGGCGTCCCTTGGTCAGGTACTTACTCGCGAACTCTGCCGTGTGGTTCCAGCAGGTGACCGGGAAGTAGTTCGGCGGTGCGTTCCTGTCGCTGGTCTTCTTCTGGACGGCGATGTCGAAGTGAGCGACGGTAGCGCCTCCGGGCGTGTAGCTCAGCTCCGGATCATTGGCGAGCCGTCCGATCTCTTTCACGTCATTCATTATGTTGTCCTCCTTGTCTTCTCATGGCCGCTTCATTGTCGAGCAGGCGGCAGATCTCGTCGTACTGCTGGCGGGTGATCGTGTGCGGATCCTCGGCGCCGTAGTCGGTGCGGATCTTGGCGTCCACCTGCTGCATGCTTATGCCTGCGGCCTCGGCCTTCTTATACATGCGGTCGATCTGTGGGCCCGTGAGCGTCCGTCTGCCGTCAGACTTCGCCGCTGGGCCGTTTTTAGCGCTTCGTTGGGTGTTTATACCTTGTGCGCTGTTTCGTGGCTCAGCAGGGCGCTGTGGCGGTTCCTGCGCGGCTCTCTCGCTGGCACAGTCCTCTTCATGTAGGATCATCTGCTCCGGGATGATGTGGAACTTGCTGCCGAAGTACACGCTGAGGCCGTGATCCCATGCCGCAGCCTTGGCGTCTGCAGGGCCCTTGTCACTGGTTCCGATCGTATGGATCGTTGCCTCCAGCTGGTCGCTCGGCTTCTCGCTGTTAGTCCAGCGGACGGTCAGGTCTGACTCGTAGATCCAGATCAGGCGCTCGGTGCCGTCCTTGGTGCGCTGCCAGAAGGTTGCGTGCTCGACTGCAGCCTCGCAGATCGGGTCGAAGTTGATCCCGGCGTCGATCAGTTGCTCCGCGAGCGATCCGTTGTCCGGATCCGCTGGGTCGAAGATCCTGCAGAACTTCTGCTGCAGGGTGGTGACCGGCGGCTTCTTGGCCGTTGTCTTAGCTTCTGCCATGGTTGCCTCCTTCCGGATCATCCGGCACCGATGTGATCCGGATGTATCTGTAGCTCATGTCTGTGACTACTGCGCCGAGGCCATTGTTGCCGAGCAGCTGCAGCGTCCTTCGCGCATCTTCCTTGCCGTTGATTGTGATCAGGTCTCCGGGTTTCAGCGTCATTACTCTGCCTCCTTGAAGAACTTGTGGCCGTTGATCGTGAGGACGTAGTCCTGAGTCTCGTGCCATTTGCTCTTGGTCTTGTCCGGTGCGTAGAAGTATTTGATAGGCTCAGTCGTTACGACTTCCCCGAAGTCGAAGACGGCCTGCACCGCGTCGAGTGATTCCTGCGAGGCGGTCGGCCGCTCTGAGCTGTAGCCGTACTTCTTGACGGCCACGTCCGGGCGGATGCTGTCGTCCTCGCAGCTCTGCAGGATGCACTGGGCGACAGCCACTTTCCCGGCGTATGGTTCGCCAGCCGCTTCAGCCTCGACAACCTGAGCGAGTGTCAGGCGCTCCTTGTCCGTCAGCTCGTAGCGCTTCTCCATGCCGGCCTCCATGGCCCAGTCGTTGGTGACGTGCTGCCAGCTGATCGGTGCGCCGTCCTCATAGCCCTCGCGGGCGACAGTATAGAACACTGCCGGATCCGCTGCGGCGTTGCTCTCAGCTTCGACCGGCTTGTGGAGGGCGTAGCCCAGCCCGATGCCGATCAGAAGGATCAGGGCGAGTAGGGTGAGTGTCGGCCACTGTCTTTTGACGAAGCGGCTGGTCTTTGATATAATTGCGTTGTTGGAGGTCTCGCGAGAGTGCCTCCCGATGTAAGAGCCGCTTCCTGTTTGCGCTTGGCGCGGCTCTTTTGTTGTGTTCAGATTGCTGTTCATGATTTTGCTCCTTGTAATTTCTGCCGGCGCTCCTGCTGCCAGCGTTTGAAGTCGGCCTGAACGGCCGGGTCTTTGAATAATTCTTTGACGCCGCCGATCAGGGTGCGGCAGAGTGCGTCAGTCTCGTGATCCGGAAGTGCGTCGAGGTTTACGGCGACGTGCTCCGGATCTCTTGTTTTCACTTTTTTCACCGTGTACCTCCTTGTTGTAAAGCCCCCGGCAGTGCGGGCAGATGTACCCGTGCTCCGGGAGGATCAGCTGCAGGCTGACGTTCCAGTCCTTCCCGCAGACTTTGCAGGTCTCATGCCTGCCGCCCCTCTTCATGCTCCCGGCATGAGGTTGGGCTTCTTCTTAGGTGTCTCTGTTGCTGGTTTGTCTGCGTACTGGCCAGCGCTGGCGCCGGTCGTCTTGTCCGCTTTCTTCTTCATGCAGTCGCAGTGTTCCCCGTGGTCGAGGTGCGCGCCGCAGTTTGGACAGACTTCGTACTTCATGCTTTGCCTCCTTCCTTATCGGCCCGGGCGAGCTGCCTCTGCAGCCGCTTCACTCCCATGGCTGCGCCGATCATGTCACCGGCCCGCAGCTGGCCGAGTATAGTCTTATATGTGTTGCGCGGGATCCTGTCGCGGATCGCCTGCAGCTCCTTGTAGATCTTCGGGTCGTATCTCACGTGGTGCCTCCTTAACTGGCATGCGGCGTCTTGAAGTCCTCCAGCGTCAGGCCGAGAACTTTGCAAAGG